TAGGTACGATCATAAGCAAAACTTTTTTACATGCACTCAGTGGTCATTTAAATGGGTTTTTATTTCAAACACAGGCTCACAGGGGGTTTAATAAGTAAAATGCAATTAGTATTTCCATTACAGAAAAAAAGTATGTGGTCACCACCAATAGAGTACAAAGATTTATCAAGTGCTACAGAAATAGCGATTGATTTAGAAACTAGAGATGGTGGTATTAATAATGGCTTAGGAGCTGGTTGGGCTTTTGGTAAAGGTAACATAATTGGAATGGCAGTAGCCACAGAAGGTTTTAGTGCTTACTATCCATTTGGACATTTAGGTGGTGGTAATTTAATTAAAGAGCAAGTCTTACAATACATGCATGATATTTGTGCATTACCTTGTAGAAAAATATTTCATAATGCATCCTATGATGTTGGGTGGTTACAATCTTATGGTATAAAAGTAAATGGAGAGATTGTAGATACAATGATCGCTGGTGCTTTGTTAGATGAGAATAGATATTCTTATTCTTTAAATGCATTAGCTAAACAGTATTTAGGTGAAATGAAAGTAGAAAAAGATTTACGAGAAACAGCTCTATTGTATGGAGTAGATCCAAAGCAAGAGATGTGGAAACTACCTAGTGAAGCAGTTGGATTGTATGCTCAAGAAGATGCACGACTAACGTATGATTTATGGCAAAGAATGAAACATGAATTAAACAAAGAAAACTTAATGACTATATGGGAATTAGAGAGAGATCTTTTACCACACTTAATAGAAATGAGAAAAAGGGGTATAAGAGTAAATGAAGAGGGAGCAGAAAAATTAAAAAAAGATTTTATATTATCAGAAAAGAAAACACTTCAAGTTATAGAAAATAAGGTAGGTAAAGATGTTGATATTTGGGGTGCAAGAAGTATAGCCACTGCTTACGATAAACTAGGTATTGAATATCCTAGAACACAAAAGACTAACGAACCAAGTTTCACACAACAATGGTTGATGGATGACACTAACGATATATCAAAGTTGATTGTACAAGCTAGAGAGATGAATAAGTTTCATAATACTTTTATCAATAGTATTTTAAAATATACACATAATGGTAGAATCCATGCTGAGATAAATCAGTTACGCAGTGATAGTGGTGGTACTGTAAGTGGTAGACTATCTATGAACAATCCAAACTTACAACAACTACCAGCTCGTAATAAAGAGTTTGGTAGTATGATACGAGGATTGTTTCTACCAGAAGAAGGTGAAAAGTTTGTAGCACTCGATTATAGTCAGCAAGAACCTAGACTTGCAGTACATTATAGTTTGGCTTTAGAATATGAAGGAGCAAAAGAGATAGCTTTATCTTATGAAAAAGGAGATGGAGACTTTCATCAATCCGTAGCAGACTTATGTAGTATCGATAGAAAAAGTGCTAAAACCATTTCATTAGGTTTGATGTATGGTATGGGTAAAAATAAATTAGCAAACATGTTAGGATTAACTTTTGATGAAGCAAGTTCCTTGATTGATAAGTATAATCGTAAAGCACCTTTTTTAAAAAAGTTATCAGATAAGTGTATGGAAAAAGCTCAGAATGAAGGAGTGATAAGAACTAAGTTAGGTAGAAAATGTCGTTTTGATTTATATGAACCAAAAGATTGGGGTGTACATACACCAGAAAGACATGAGAACGCTTCAGCAAAATATGGTGCAAGAAACATTAAAAGAGCTTACACCTACAAAAGTCTTAATCGATTGATACAAGGTAGTTCAGCAGATCTTACAAAGAAAGCTATGTTGGAATGTGCAAGGATGGGTCACTTACCATTGCTCCAGATCCACGATGAATTATGTTTTAGTATTAAAGATAAAAAACATATAGATCTTATAAAAAATAAAATGGAAAATTGTGTGGAGTTTTTGGTGCCAATGAAAGTAGATGTAGCTATTGGAAATAATTTTGGAGAAACTATCTAGTAGTTGACAATTTCTCATCGTATCACTAAAATCATTATATGACTAAATTTTTACTTATATCTATATTGTACATGAACTGTATTGTGTGGGCATATATTTGGTTATTAACTTTATAGGAGAAAAAATGGATACTACTAAATGGAGAACCGTAGCTATCAGAATAGATAGTTACAAGTTACTGAAAGGTATGTGTGATAAAACAAATAGAAATCCTTCTAATATGATTAATGAATTATTAGATTTTACACTTACACATATGAGTAAAAAAGAAAAAAGAAAAAAACAAGATATCATTAAAGAGTTATTAAAAGGTCAGCAGTGAATTACTTATCTATCTGTAGTGGAATAGAGTCATGTAGTGTTGCATGGGATCCATTAGGTTGGAAGCCTATTGGTTTTTCTGAGATTGAAGAGTTCCGTTCTGCTGTGTTACAATATCATTATCCAGAGGTAAAAAATTATGGCGACTTCACGAAAATCACGAAAGAAACAATTGGAACAAGACCAGATGTCCTTGTGGGGGGAACCCCTTGTGCAACCTTTAGCATCGCTGGACTTAGAAAAGGGTTTGAAGAAGATAGAGGAAACCTCGCACTTGAGTTTATTAGGCTTATTGATAGAGTTAGACCCACTTGGGTCGTCTGGGAGAATGTGCCCGGCATCTTGTCATCAAACGAAGGAAAAGATTTTGGAACCTTTCTCGGAGCATTGGCAGAACTCAGGTATGGGTTCGCCTATAGGGTTCTTGACACTCAATATGTCAGAACAAGTCGCTTTCCAAGAGCCATCCCACAAAGAAGAAGGCGTATCTTCGTTGTCGGACATATTAGAGACTGGAGATATCCAGCAAAGGTATTATTTGACCAAGAACCAATGCAAGAAAATCCTTATCCGAGCAGAACAAAGAAACAAAGAGTTGCCAAAGAATCTACAAATCGCATTAGAAGAAGAGGTGACTACATAGAGGATGATGTATCATCGACTATCTGTGCTAGAGATTATAAGTCTGCTACTGATTTAGTTGTTGAACAAGATACTTATGCAAGAGTAAGTAATTTTGTTGGTGATGGGTATAAAGAAGATGATAAAGCTTCTACATTATTAGCTAGAGATTATAAAGATATTACTGACTTAGTGGTAGTTAGAGATAATCATACTAAAAGTAATGGTAAACCTTGGAGTGAAGAAGATGTATCTTTTACATTGACTGCTGGAGATATACCAGCTGTTACCGTATTAGAAACCTCGACTCCAGATAAAACTGCTAGAATATACAAAGATGAAGTGTCACCAACTTTAACTGCTATGACTGGTGGTAATAGACAACCAATAGTTTTTTTAGAAAAAGATAATGTGAATGAGGATAATTCTTTAATTCATGTTGGAGATATTGCTGAACAAGTTACAGTAAGAAAACATAAACTTGATGTACAAAACATACAAAAAGTTTTACATGAAGGTAAAAATAATAAAAACCTAACTATTAAAGAAATAGCAGAAACATTAAAAGTTAATAAAACTACAGTTGATCATTGGTTTAGAACAGATAATAGTTTTTCGGTGCCAGATAAAGAAATTTGGTTTGCTGTAAAAAAATTATTACAAATAAATACAGATGAATTTGATAAACAAATTACAGAATTTATTACAAAAGAGGGTGTGTTTGAAATGACTAGAAGGGTATATAGTGATAAGGGTGTTAGCCCTACCATAACTGCTTCTAATCCAGAAGTTAAGATCGCAACCAGAAATAAATCTATTAGAAGACTAACTCCTATTGAATGTGAAAGATTACAAGGTTTTCCAGATAATTACACACAAGTGCCTTATCGAGGTAAGCCAAAGGAAGAAGCTCCAGTTTCAAAAAGATATGAAGCTTGTGGTAGAGCTATGTCTATTAATGTTATGGAGTGGTTAGGAACTAGAATACAAAAGGTACATGAAAGTGATTGAGGTACAGTTAATTGATAAAATGGGATCAGACTTATCTGTTGTTAATTCAGCTAGAGTATCGTTTTCTAAAATGCATACAGAGATACAAGACAATGATGAGAAGTTAATTAAATATTTAGCTCTTCATAATCATTGGTCACCATTTGGTCATGCTTCGTTACAGTTTAGAATTAAAGCACCAATATTTGTAGCTAGACAATTAGTAAAACATCAAGTGGGTTTAGTTTGGAATGAAGTTAGTCGTAGATACGTTGATGATGATCCAGAATTTTATGTACCAACTATGTGGAGAGAAAGACATCGAGACAAGAAACAAGGATCAACAAACACTGAAGTAGAATACAATATAGATCCAATAATAGAAGTCTTAAAAAAAACTTATGAAGACATGTTACAAAAAAACATAGCTCCAGAATTAGCAAGAATGATATTGCCACAAAATATGATTACAGAATGGATCTGGTCAGGTACCTTATTTGCTTTTTCAAGAGTATGTAATTTAAGAAATAAAAGTGATGCTCAAAAAGAAACTACGATGATTACTAATTACATAGCAAAAGATTTATTAAAAACTTTTCCAATTAGTAGCAAATATTTATTGGATGATTATGTTTGATTTTTCAAAAGTAGATAATTTTGATAAGCATATCAATATGTCTATCCCACATTATGATACTTTAATTAAAAACTTTTCTGGATTAATAAACTATTATTCTCAGTTTGATAGTACCGTTTTAGATCTTGGTTGTTCTACTGGTAGTTTACTAGGATCATTACAAAAGAAAGATAGTTGTAAGTATATTGGTGTGGATAAAATACATTTTAAAGAAAATAATGCATCACAAAAAGATTGGAGTTTTGTACAAGATGATATTGAAAGTTTTTTATCTGGTAATCTATTTAAAAAATTTTCTGTAATATCAAGTGTATTTACTTTACAGTTTCTACCAAGACAAAAAAGAAATAATGTATTGAACTATATCAAGCAACATATAGAAGAGGATACTGTTTTTTTAATATCGGAAAAAGTATATTTAAAAGATACTATCTTACAAACTCTTATTCATAAATTACATTTAGAACAAAAAAGAAAAAGCTTTAATGATAAAGAAATATTAGATAAAGAATTACAATTAATGAACTCTATGTTCTGTCTTTCAGAGACAGAATTGTATAAAGAACTACAAACATTGGGTAATGTAACAAAGATTTGGCAATCGTATAATTTTATGGGTTTTGTCATAACAAAAAAAATTCTGGAATAATTTCTCATCCTGATGTAAAAATAAAGTGACAAGGAGAAAACTCAAAATGTCATTTTACGATCTTATAAGTGGATTGATTGATCAAGCAATAAGTATGGATATCGATCCACGACTCATGGATCCAGATGATAGACATTTATTTACTGATTTAGTTTATGCAGAATACTTAATCAGCAAAGACAAAGGATATAAACATAGTGTTAGATATAAGGAATTATTAATTCATCTTATCAAAACCTATGGGCACTAATGTATCTACCCTCTAATGAAGTATTAAAAATATTAGGCTATAATATATCAAAAGAAATAGTCTTCACAGAAAGAAAGCCAGAAGAATTATTATATGTTTATATTTTAGTAAACGCTGTTGAAGATGTGCTGATAAAACAATCAGATCGTAAATCATCATTGATAAAATGTGAAGCTCATAATTGGTTAATAAGTATGAGCACCGATTTTTGTAGAGTTTGTGAATGGGCTTTGCTAGATCCAGAATGTGTAAAAAATAGTTATTTGAAATCTATAAAACAAGGTGTCATTAAATTTACAGAAAAACAAATAAAATGGGTTACTTATAGAAAAACCTTTTTTAAAATGAAAAAAATGACAGAAAGAGAAAAACGTAGAAAAAAAGGCACACTTAGAAATTTAAGAATACAAGCTCACTGTAGTTCTTTAAATTTTGTTAGTACGGTATTTGTATCTACTATTTAGTTTTTTTTGTTGGAGTGATATCAATAATGTTTTTGGATTCACCAATCTTATTCTCTAACTCTTCTAATCTTTTTTCTAATTGATCTCTACTCATACCTTCTAAAGTAGAATGTGTAATCTGTTTATGATCTACATACAATCCAGCTAATTGACCAGAACGATACTCAGCATTAATAGAAGCTGTGTATTGTCCTTTCTCTGATGACTTATCTCTCAAATCATCTAAGATCTTATATCTTCTTAGTTTATCTTTTTCATATATTTCACGTTCTTCAGCAAGTTTCTTTTCTAAATATCGACAGACATGAGGGTTGATATCTGGGTTCGTGAGCTTCGATGCAAGAACCATGGCACTCTCTCTTGTTTTCGTATTATAACCACTCTCGATCAACGCATCGGTTTTAGTAATCTTTCCCCACTTGTCTACAAGTATGTCTATAAACTTCTTTTGTTTATCCGTTAAGTCTTCAATGGATCTTAATTCTCTTCTTTTTTGTGCCATAATGATCTCTATTTTTTATCCTAGTTTACTATAAAGCACTTACTTAGAAAATAAAAAAGTAAAAATAATTGCAGAAAAAACAATCCTCTTTTGCTTTATTTTCCTAAAAACTAGGAATTTTTCCTAAAACTTTCCCAGAAGTATTTCTCTGTAAGGGTATGTATTCTGCTATTTTTCCCAGTTTCCTAAAATATTTGCTTATTCTAAGCTTTGAATATTTTTTTTTTGTAAGCAAGTACCTTATAGGAAATTAGAAAATTAGGAAAAAAAACAATTATTTTGTAAAAAACACTTGTATCACAAATTAGATGTGCTATATTTAATACATAACAAAGGAGAAAAATAAAATGACAAAAACATTAACAATAAATAAAACTAAGTACTTAATATGGAAAAAAGCAGATAGTAAAGATTTACCTTGGGTGGTTACTTTTGAAGAATATTGCGATGAGGATCTTGTATGTGAAAACAACCTCAAAACATTTGAAACTCAAAAAAAAGCTATTGCATGGCTTGAGAGTTTCAAAAAAAGTGATGATAAAATAATACGTTTTTTTTCATGGAATAGTTACATATATAATAAAGCTGGATACGAAGAACATTTAAATCAAATAAAAAACAGTAAAGTATTTATACAAAGAACTAGAATAAACAAAAGAAATTACAGTAGATTACTTTCTATTTTTGAAGAAACTTTTAATTATAATTTGTATTTTAGAGATTGGAGAAAAAAAGACTTTTTTAGATTTGTAAAATTATTCATGGATGGAAAATCTGAGTATTACCAAGATCCTTACTTTATAGAAAATTATAAAGACGAAGTATTAAGTTTATTATAATAGTATTTCTTGTAGCCCTCTTCGGAGGGTTACGACAAGTGCTAGGTGCTTTAAGTGAAAGTAAACAAGTTGTCTTGACGAAGACGATGTAGTGTTAGGCGAGTAGTACGAGTTGTACTTGAGCACATGGTTAGCGAAACTGAATGAGGTGACTATAATATAAACGATAACCTTATTTGGAGAAAGTAGTGAAGCCATGTGCTACCAAACTTTTAAAAAAGGAGAAACAAATGAGTAAATTTAAACAACACTTAATGGATAAAGAACAACAGTTAGATGAACAAATTATTTTTATGAATAAAATGATAAATAATACACAAGGTGTAATTGATAAATCTAATGACACTTGGGTGATAAGATATTGGGTCAATGTTAGAAATACTTTACAAGAACAACAAGCAGATTTACAAAAACAAAAGACTGGAATTAGTTATTGATATTCCTTAGACAATCGTTTAAGGTTGTGTTGTCACCACTATGTGACTATCCTTTGTTGCACCTAACAGCGTCATTTCTGTTGGGTGCTACTTTTATAAAAAGGTCAGCATGGAAAAAAATTTGTGGTCATCACTTAACCAGTTACAAAAGACAGATCCAGCTATGTTTTTAATGAGGGTAGAATCTACCACAATCAACGGAATACCAGACGTTCATGCATGTATTCAAGGTCAAGCTTTTTGGCTTGAGTTAAAGTCTAATGATGATAAGAAATTTGGCTTATCTAAATATCAAATCATTTGGCAGATAGATTACTTGAATGTCGGAGGCAATGTATTCAACTTAGTTTTGGCACCCTCGCAGAGGGCACTGAAACTTGTGAAGTTAATTCCAGCTTTGTTCTCATTCTGTACTGGTTCTGTGCCAAATGTAGAACGGTTCGATGTGCTAGGATCTAAACCATACAATCAAAAAAACTTACAATCTATAATTAAGTTGGCAAGTGATTCATGTGGCTAGTTCGCATAACGTACATTATGTTAAAAAAAGACGTTTGTTCACGTTATGTTCTGCATGGGTCGTAAAAGAAGGCTCAGGATTTTGTGGCAATAGTCAAGGGTTATTTTATTATTTATTGGGGGTCGCTATTTTTTATGTTACTGTGCGTATGGCTATAGGTTGAGTTGGATACATACATATAGGCAGTAAACATCTAGATAGTTTTATGGTATAAATATTTTATGAGTAACACTGAACATTTAACGACTGACAGATTAAGATTACAAGTAGAAAAAGTTTTATTACAACACGTTAAACTTTGCCAAGATAATTTTTTATATTTTGTTCAAGAGATGTGGCAAGACTTTATGTGTCGAAAAGAAAAAGAACCTAGTAAATGGGGTCATCATCAAATCATCGCAAATGAATTTACAAAAATAGCTTCAGAAAGAAAAGGAAGGCTCGTAATAAATATGCCACCTAGACATACAAAATCTGAATTTGCATCAGTATACTTTCCTGCTTGGATTATTGGTAAGTATCCAAAAATGAAAATTATGCAAGTATCCCATAACACTGAACTTGCAGTAAGGTTCGGTTCTAA